TCTTCATTCCTCCTCTAAAGAATTCATCCTTTTTGATGCGCAAGCAGATTGTTTCAAGTTTCACTTTCCTGTTTCTTTACTTTCTATAATTTTCCTGCAAAGAAAATTATTATAAATTACTTTTTTTCTAAAGTATTTCTTATGAAACTTTCTAATCTTAAATATGAAAATACCCCTATCGGCAACTACTCATAGTCACCAAGAGGGGTGTTTAATTTAAAATCTCACCGATATCCCACCTGCATTAGTATCCTTTTGATGCTGCACCCATACCCCGGCGTTTTTAGTCGGATAATAAGTTGCGCCAGCGGAATCAATACTATGCCCACTAGTTGTACCAAAACGCGCCTCCCACTTCGGCACCTTCGCCTCCGGAATATCCACCTTGAAGCTAATATCCGACGTTTGAGTCATCAACACCTTGCCGTTCTCAAATTTCTGCGTCTCGCCCTGCAGCAAATCAAACTTGTAGTCTTTGCCGTTTACTTTGACGCCGACTTTAGGCTGCGCAATATCAGCCTGAACGTCAGTGGCTTCCTTCCCCGTGACCGTATTACCGTTGGCATCCTTGTAAACGACAGTCTCTTTGGGCACGTAGGCCACTTGGGTCTGAGTAACAACCTTTTCCTGCGTGGTGATGACCGGCTTTTCCACCGTCGCCGTATGAGTCACCTCCCGAGGAAAAATATCTCGCCCGACAAAAATACCCGCCAAAAATACTACCAGTAAAATCACTCCCACCGCAATCGGCAGCAACTTCGCTTTTTGCTCTTCTGTCATACAATTACCTCCAATTCATCACGGCAGCACGGTACTGTGACCGTGCCGCCCAAATATACACACCATACCGGTTCTTTTATTTGTGCAAATGTAATGGAATCCAATACTTGGCCAACCTTGCCACAATGATCGCCGCGGATAATTCTTACAGTTTTTCCAATCATGCATCCAAACCTTGCGCTTTGTAATACGCCACTTTCCCACCTAAGTCGGGCAACTGAGCGTAGAGATTATCTCCTGGGCAATCAGTACTCATAAGGTCTCGGTGGCCGCACATAGCCAGCTCACCATATTGAGATTCAAGATAGGTAATGAGTCTGGCCAATGACTCCACCTGCTCTTGTGTTGGACTCTCCTGCTGAAAATCACCCACAACATTAATACCAATACTGGTAGAGTTGAAGCCCTGAGCATGGGCGCCAACGGTTTCTTGCGGCCGCCCGCGTTCAATCGTTCCATCCTTGCGAATTACAAAATGATATCCAATTCCAGCCCAACCATTACCCAAATGCCATCCGTGAATTTCAGCCGCCGATACATCTCTAGTAATCTCTCCAACATGATGCACTACGACTCTTTCTGTTTTTCCGCGGTCACTCAAGTCACCAAAGCCCAAGCCAGTTTCTACAATTTCAAATGGTTTCATAGTTTCCCCACTCCTTTTTCTTCTCGTAATTGAGCTAACTTTTCTCGGAGAAATCCCGGAATATACTCTCCATACCCAGCGCGATCCGCATTTTCCAAAAGGCTAAGCCCCTCCATGCCGGCATACCCGCAAATCACCATGCTCCGGAGCATGTGATTTAAGCTCATTCCTAGGTCCAGCATGTTGGCCAAAGATACTACCAACACGATTACCATCTTGCGTAACAGGCCCCGAAAGCCCTTAGAGCTAGAAAGCGCCCCTGTTTTCCAAGCCGCAAGCATTCCGGTAATGTAATCCGCAGTAATGAGTACCAGCAAAGCCTTTACTGCCGGATCAAACCCACCAACTAAAAACGACAGGCCTGCGCCTGTCGCTGAGCAAATTGCCCATACATCAATTTCAGTTCTCGTTCTCGAAAAAATACTCAAAAGAAAATCCACCTTACACCTCCAATAATCAATTTAGGATCCGGCGTTTGCCGGATCCTATTTCTTTATTCCGGCCATACAATAGCCTTTTCTGCAGCCTCCACCTCCTTATCGCTTTTAGCTTCATCAATCGCAATTCTTGCAACTCTAGCAGCTTGATGAATCGCGTTACTATGCGCGGCCAAAGCTACACTCATACCTACGACCTGATCTGCATCCATTGTCACTACGCTATTATCTTGCATCGTCCAGTCGAGACTAAACTCAGTACCGGCGCTGATCGCCGCTTGTGCCGCTTGCACGGCGATGGATATGCGGGTCACGGATTTTTCGTCGCTGTCGAGGATTTTACTGAGATACGGCGCTCCGGACTGTTCGCGACGGTCACGCTCAGTTTTGATACGGTTCCAAGCCTGCGCCTGTAGTTCCGCGAGAGTCGGGCCCGGTGGCATATACTCTAAAATTTGCAATGTTTTCAAATCAACACGGCGCAAGCCTTGGTTATCGACGCAATCTTGATGTGCGACTTCATCGATTTCAATGTGCGGTTCAGGAATACTTGCATAGCTGATGTCACCGGGATAAAACCCCAAAATTTCTCCGGTCGTGGAATCGTAATATACTTTTACCACTGTTGTTCCCCCTTAATTTCCTAATGCAATCCATCTAACACTAGCTGCTATACCAATCCTACTGTCACATATAAAATTACTATTGGTAACAGTGGGAATATTAGTAGTGGCAGTTTGAGACCCCTGGGTACCAGTAGGAATTAATACAACGCTAAAAACGTTATTTGGAAATGTTATAGGAAAACTTATAGTTGAAGTAGCCGGAGATGCTGGTATTGCAGTGGTACCCCACTGCATAATCAATCCCCCAGGCAATTTTTGATATCCGTTTACCGCAAGCGACTTTGCGTGATCAGCCGCATACTCAACGGAATTTACTTTTGTCGCCATTTCGTTTGCCAATGCAGTAATATCAATCAAGCCCTGGCTCGTCGTCGCATCGAATGCTTTGACGCAATAAAGCATTTTAACTGTTTTGGGACGAGTCTCAACTCCACCAGCAGAACCAGTGTTATTTACATTTACCCCACTAGCAGTACCGCCTTGAGTAGCGGTGTTTACGTTAGTGCTAGACCCTGAGATTAGAGTAGTGCCATTGTAAGGATAACTGTATAGCTGAGTAGTGTGAGAATGACTTGCAAGCAGGTCAGACTGCCATGCCCCTACTTCCGTAGTCAAACCTCCACGTACATAATCCAAAATTTTCGGCAACCGGAACGTTGTGCTACCATCGCCAGTACTATATGCCCCTACAGAGGTCTGCGCTGCCGCTTGAATCTGCCATGCTGATTCGGAAATAAGCGGCGCGTTAGCTTGCACCCATGCCCACAATTCAGAATAAGTTGCCCGACTAACCAAAGCACCAGTATCAAGTGCAAGCCATCCCGGTTGCGCCTTAGTGGCCAAAAACGGAACTACAGAACCGATCGGAATTCCGCTGATATCGGTCAATAGCTTGCCACTTACAGCCGGCAAGCCTGCTTTCCCCCCTCCAACATCAACAAGCGCCGGTATTTTACCGATGCTTGTTCCCTGCCGCAAATCTCTCACGACCCAAGTTACGCCACCGTCTGTCACCGTAGCACCTACTGCGCCCCAAGTCGGCTCTGTAGTACCACTCTCGCCGCCTATGGTACATTCGGCAAACCGGTAGTCTCCAATGACCGATGAAAAGCAAATATCCCCTGCCGTATAAGTATGGCCCGCCTGCCATCGCCCAAACCCAGCATTTTGATTGAGCCATTGCATTTTCAAGCAAAGCTGCTGAAACAACCAGTTGAATTCTTCTTTAGTTGGCGGATTCTCGCCTAGATATGCAAACCCTTGCAAAAACTGGCTGTCCGTTAGTGGTAGCGTAGTTCCGCTACTAGCAAAAATCTTCTCAAAATCAGGCTTAGTCAAGCCGCATCCCTCCTCTTAAAAGCTCTCGGCAAATTTGCCGACGTCAAAGCCCTGCAATCCCTGGTCTCGGAATCCAAATGTTCTACGACTATCAAAGCTCGTTCGCAAATCCACTCCCACGCCTCCAGGGCATACAAACAAATCAAGAGCTTGCGCAAAAATCCGCTCTCCTTCCGTCAGCTCCCTCGCTATCCCCACTCGCAACTTTGCATTACCCATTTCCGTTATTACAACCTTAGGTGCATCAAAAATATGCTGATACGACGCAATGGTTTCTTCGGTCGTACCCCAGCTAATATTCTTGGCTACTTTTGCCTTAATCATCTTCCGATATTCCGGATCCGCCAGAGTTGCTGTCGAAAGATGCGATTCCAACCGACCACGAAAACGAGCTTTCCCAAAACCGCGCGCAGCCGGTTGATCAATAAAACCAAAGAACGGCAACGCAATCGCTTTTGACACCAGCCGAGATTGGGCGACAATGGCTCCGCAACCATCAAGTTGCACAGCCTCTGCGGTATCAATCCAGCGTTTTTCCTGCAACGCTGCAATGGTTTTCTCCAAGACATTCAATCGATTTCCAAGCACTCGGACTAGCGACTCCAACTTTGGACTACTACCAAACTGCGCTAATAGTTTATCTACCATCAGCTGCGCGTGGTCGGTCATACCACCGTCACCTCAATCCTGTCAGTGCTGAAGGTAGCCAACTCCCGAGCACCAATAACAATGTTGGCTGCCGAGTATGCCTCTGCCGCCGGCAACGTATCGTAAACAGCCGCCGTGATGGTAACCAATCCGATGCCAATGGTATTGCCGTAAATATTGCCAAGGAATTTTTGCAAAATCACATCTTGGCCAACCGCATGCGCATTGCCAACGCTCAAAATTTGTCTCTGAACAATAGACGGCGTGTCCCCTGCAAAGCTTTCGTCTGGGTTCTTTGTTAGCACCGCTTTAACCCAAATCTTCTTGACTGTAGGTCGGTTAAAACTCATGGTGTGGCTTACGCCCTGGCTGTCTTTTATTGCAACCGCAGTGCTGCCATAAGTATCAATTCCAGGCGGCTTCGTCTGCCAGAGCATTGCCGCAATATCTGCATCGTCTCCGCCTTGCACTACAGCCTCGATGCTATGCGGCGGGCGCCCGTCGGCATCCGTGCTATCCGTTTTGTTCTCAAAGACAATTGCCGCAGTAACCCCGGATACATCCTCATAAAGACGTGCTTGAATGGCCTCTACCAGCGCCTGCCCTTTGCGGTAAACGCTTCGCCCATACCGCTGTCGCAGGGTAATGTCTGTTTCAGCATTGCGCCCCACCGTAGCTGCAGCTTTATTGGTTACCGCCGTCCAGCCAGCCACTTGCGTCACGATTTGATTGATGTCACCTATGGCAGGCGTCAGAGCACCGTAATTATCGCAAGCAAAAGGCACTGGACTACCGACTTTTGCAATTGCCAAATTTGTCGACACACTCACGGAAAATCCTGTCCGTTGGTCTGTTTTCTCAAGAGTCATCACGCCATTAGCCACACTTATTGCGGCTTCCACTCCGGTCATGAGCGCCGCCAGCGCTACCAGAATGCTTGTTGCCGTATCGCTGGATCCAGAAGTATAGGAATAAGTCGTACCGTCGATGGTAATTGTGTATGTCGCTCCGCTTGCAACTGTTCTCGCGCCAATTTCAGCATACGACGCAGCGCTGGCACTGATATAGCCGATCGCCGTCGAAGAAAATGCCAGGTCGTTGTCTGATCCGGATTTTATCCGCACCCCAAAAGGCAAAGTTGTATTGTTGGCGCCGTAGCAGGTAGCAATCAGCGTTGTCTTTTCAGATGCAATCCGCTGCACACCGGTAAAAGCCACCGAATTGTCTAGGCTTGTGCCATCCGCCGTATGCGGGTACATAGCATAATAGGCAGCTTCTAGCGCTTCCCAAATGTCAGCCTCCCGATCGGACCAAACTCCAATTAGCTGGCCCAATACGCTGTCAGCCCGGGTGTTAATCGGCACACCAAGAGCGGTAGCCAAGGATGATTCCAACTCTGCTTTAATCTCTGGCAGCCGTGGCCGCACAAAGCCGGTCGACGTCACGCCGTAGTTAGTTGCCATATCCAAGCACCTCCCTTCCTTTTACTAATCCATAAGCCGTGCTGGCCTCATAGCTCACGGTCATCGTGCGTGTTTTTACGTTTAGCTGCGTGCTGAGAACATCGACACTTTTCACATCCGGTACGTCTAAGATTTTTCCTCGCAGGATGCCTCGTATGAAAGCCATGTTCGGGTTTTTAATCATGACGCTTTCCAAGTACGGAACGCCGAAGCGCTGATCCAAGAACCATTCGCCCAAGAAAGCCAAAAGCGTTATTTTTATCTGCTGAGCAACCCGCTCGGCATTATTTATAAGCACTAAATCTTTATCGACAATTATCAAATCATGCGTTGCTGCCGAGAGCGCCAAATCGTATCCTGCCATAGTCATCCTCCTGCTGGAGTTCCAGTATTGCCACCACCCGGCATAACGCCGCCGTGAACGTGAGTTTTGAAGGAAACACCGTCCACTTCCAAATCCCCGCCAGCAATGCTTATTTTTCCGGCGGCCACCGTCATTTTTGTACTACCAGCAAATAAAGTCAGGTCACTAGAAGTATTCGCCGGTACTCCGCCGGAATAGCATCCAGGGATAGCAATGGCATCGGTCAGGTCATGACGCCTCGGATCAGCGCTTTCTCCGCCCTTGGACCAATCGTCTAGGCTCCTCTCGGAGAAAACAAGCAGTACACCGTCACCTGGCTGAATCGGCAGCGACACTCCAACGGTCCCGCCCGAGCAGGTCGGCATCACTACCGGCACGCCAACAATCGGCGGCATAGCAACACTCCGCCCGTCCGGCGCGTTAAAAGGCAAGGACGGCTGCACTGTAGCAACACCGCCGCTATAGGAAAGAACGGTTCCGGGCATGGCCGTATGGACGTTGGAGATGCCCTGCTTAATCGCTTTTTTCATCGTATTCACAAACTCATTCATCGTCTTCGGCCTCCTCGTTGGCCTTTTCGTCCGGAGTACCATCATCATCCAAAAACACCGCTATCAGCTCCATCTTTGTTTTCCAATCGCCTCCATGAGTGTCCCCCTCATGCCGCATACTTTCCACCCGAAACCATCCTTTAACCGTGATGCTTTCAAGCCGCACCGCGTCCCCGGGATTCACTGTCGGCGCCAGGAGTGTTTCAATCTTCCATCCAGCCTGCTTGCTCGGTTTTTCTTTCTTCTTTTTCTTCCGGCGCTTACCCGAAGTTGTGCTGTGCGCTTTTTTCGGAGCTTTTACAATACGCTCCGGGCTGCCGATCAAGCCGCTGTCTGCCGAAAAAACAAGGGCGCGAACACCCGTGGTGCTGCCCCCCATGATGATTTGCAAGTCATTATTTTGTATGCTCCACTCTGCTCCGGCCGCAGCGCAGATAATATTGAGCGCGTCCCGAGCATAACCGGCAAAAGAGTAGCCGTTTGAGTAGTCAGGGAAAGAAACGTCCGGCCCGATCCGCAGCGTAAGCCCCATCTGTCCAACGATGTCCGAAACAATCTGCTGACCGTTTGTGCCGGCAGCATAGCCAACCGATACCACGCTATCCCTGACGGCAATCTGACCATCTGCCAAATTAAGCTCAGTAACCTGGTCGGCTCCTTCGTTGCGGGTTGTAGTGTGCAAGATAGCACCTACGAAAATGCGCTTTAAACCGGCGTCCTCTTTGTATCCAGCCTCCAAAACACAAATACTGTCCGCTCTCTCAATCGTCCGCCGCGTTTTCGGTGCCAGGTTGTAGATGATCACCTTACATTTATTGGTAGTATCTGTGGGATCTTTTTCAATATCGAAGGTCATACGCAGGTTTTCGATCACTACGCCATCACCGCCGGGCTGCCCCACGGTAAGCCGTATAACTCTGTCAAATTGCGGCATTAAATTCCACCTCCGGAATATAGGTCAGTGTCGCCTTGCCGTTAACAAAATCGTCCCTGCCTATGCTGGTATAAGAGTCATCCAAAACTGTGCAGATAAACTCTCCTGGCGGCAGCGTAGGCCGCCGGTATTGATTGATAAGCGGGTAGTTAGGAACGCAGCGGATGCCGCGAATCAGCGTAACGTCGCTACTATTACGAATTTCCATGCTCCAAAGTGCCGCCCGATCATTCCAAGAAAAATGAAGACGCCAGACTTTTCCGTCCAGCGTCACACTTAAAATAAAGTCATTAGCATCATACATAGGAATCTTAAGCATCAGTGAAACACCCCCGCGAGGATGGATTGATTCTTCGAAGCAGGTTCGCTCACGCCTCCAGAACCACCACCTGAAGAATCACCGGTAGTACCACCACTCCCGATATTCTCGGTCGCCGCGGTTCCAGCGTCCTCTTCTGTAGTTCCAACCTTGCCAGCGGTCAGCGCATCCACATATTCTTCCGGAATGTCGGCTGTTTTGACCTCGACTTTTCTAATCTGCTTAAATTCCAGCGGAATGCGAAGAATTTTTCCATCCTCTTTGGCCTTGTTGATTTTGCACTCCGTCATCACCATATCTTCATAGGTCTTTTCGTTAGTGATGATGGTAATAGGCTTCCTGTCTTTGTAGATTTGTTCCAGTTTAGCAATGGCGTCATCCATGCGACCGGTATCAACGCCGAACTTCTCATACCAGGTAACCGGCAACGGAGATACTACAACCACCATAGACATCTGCAGCGGCCTACAAATTACATGATCATGAACCGGAAAACCATCTTCCACAGGGTTTTCCGTGACCTCGGAAGCATACGTCAGCTCCGAGCTTACTAGAACGTCAACTTCGAGTTGACCGATCTTCGTCGGGTCTGTCGGTTCTGGAAAAAGAAGTGCCGCTTTGTTGCTTTCTTCATCGGCCACTTCAATCACCTCCGGTGAAATCATAATCAGTAATAGAAGGACCTCCACCAACCGAGGTGTCTGTTTGCGTCGATACGCTAGCATTCGGTACACCGGCTACATTCACATTATTTTCAACAACCACCTGCGGCGCGCCCCCGCCTCCAACAGCTAGGCTTTGCGCACTAACACCACCACGGGCGCTCAAATTGATAGTCGCTCCAGCAAATGAAGCCAATGTGCTAATTACACCTTTTGCTATGTCCCAAACATCACCTAAGACTTTCATTACGCCGTTGCCCCATAGATCAATTGCATTACCTAATGAATTAATTGCTCCTTGAAAGTCTCCTGAAAACAATTTCACTAGAACCATTACGAGATTGGCAATAATACCAAATACGCTTACAGCCACATCTTTTATGAGAGTAAAAGCCGAGTCGCCAAGTTCTTGCAAGTCGGGAAACACCGCCTGCCCTAACTCATAAAGCGCTTGGAGACTATCCATCAACATGGCAAAAGTATCACTGGCTTTGAAATCTTCAAACGAACCAAGGAAGTCTCCTATAATAGAGTCTCCACCTTGGAGCCAAGTGTATAAATCATCCAATAGGAGGATAATCCCTAACAGCACCCACGTCCAAGGATTAAGCAGTGCAGTTTTGAAGAAATTGAGCATGGCCATCGTTGCAAAACGGATTCCGTGAACTAATGGCCCCGCAAAAATTGCGGCAATACCCATGCCCACGTACTTCATCAAGTTACCCCATCCACCGGCCGATTTGGCCAATGCATCAAGTTTCTTTTCAATCCACTCTGCACCGTAAAAGATTGCATTGGCTGCGTATTTGAAAATGCCAGTTTCCTTATTGATCTTTTGCAGAAAACGACCAAATCGGTTCCCGACCGTTGTAATAGCCTGTCCGATTGTAATTGGCATTTTCCCAAACTGCTTTTCAACAGCACTTCGGCCCTGCAAAATTGCCTTAAAGACTTCTTGGCTTGTCAGTTTCCCTTCTGCGCCCATCTGCTTGAGTTCGCCTTTTGACACATTGAAGTACTTCGCAATCTCAATCATTAAGATATCGGCGTTTTCACCTAACGACCGCAATTCATCACCTTGTAGTCGGCCAGATCCTAACGCTTGGCCAAGTTGCAAAATAGTCGACTTGGCTTCTGCTGTACTGGCGCCACCAGTAACAAGCGCCTGATTCACGGTTTCCGTTACGCTAAGCAAGTCTTCTTTAGTCGCCCCAAGGTCACCGGCGTTTCTTGCCAATTTAGTGTATAAATCGCCTGTCGCTGTAGTCTCTTGGCGAGTTCGGTTTGAGATCTCATAAATCTCGTCCATGACAGCTGCTTGCTCTTCGGCGCTCTTTGTCGTATTCCCGATCCGAGCTTCCATGTTGGACCACTCATCTGAGATTTTAGTAATCTGACCTATACCGACAGCAGCCATGCCAGCAACGACCGCTCCAAATACCCCGGACATCGCGGAAAAGGATTCGGTTGCCCGTTGCGCCCGGGCTTCATAATTTTTGAGCTTAGCATCATCAATCGAAAAGCCAAGTCTAGTAATCAGTTCCCGTACAATCAACGGCTTTTCCCTCCTTTCCCAGCTTCCTCAATTTGGGCGTTGTGCGTGTCTATTTCCATGTCCATCAACGCATTTATTTTCAACAAATCAACCAACGTCCAGCAGCCAGAGTCAAGTTCTTGTTTGGTGACCTTTCCCGCCAGGATTGGCCGCCAATATAGGAGCTCTTCTTCTAAATCTTCCCGGAGCGTTCCCGGCAAGTCTACTTCTGACCGCCTACGCCGAGCTTTCCAGTAAGGCTGGTCAGTTTCTCGAAAAAATCTCCATACGTTGCCTCCAAAACTGCAGCAACAACCGAAAACATATCGCCAGGCTTGCCTAAAAAGACTTCGTTTGCCTTGGCCTCTGTTAAGCGCGCCGGTGTATCATCCTGCGGCGTCTGCACAGCAACGAACTGCTGATCCAATATGCGGCGGACCATATTTTCCAACTTGGCACCGTCTACATGCTCAGCTAATGCCTCAAAGGCTTCTACCAGCATAGAACCGTCCACTTTTCTGTCGAGCAGGCTTTTAGCATCCCCGCCGCCACTTGTAAAAGAAGCCAGCCCCTTTCCCAAGGCTGGCCCAATCAGTTTTTGAATATCTCCTAAAAGGCCAATGGCCTTAAACGGAGAAATGGGGCGAATGTAAAACACATTCGCCCCAATCTGCTTTTGAATTGTTTCACCCATTATCATCCGAAGATACCTCCTAGCAGACTACCGATTCCGCTTGTTTCGTTACCGCCGACCGTAAAGTCAGCTGGACCAGTTTCAAGCTCCCACTCAATCGTGCCGACTACTTTCCCTTTCGTGGTCTTTGGAAGCTTAGTCACCCAAGCCTGCGCCGCCGAAAGCAGCGTGGTGCCGGAAAGGTCTTTGATAAGCAGAGGTGCAATACCGCTACCAGTAGACTGATCCAGCTTATACTGCGCCGTCAGCGTGTCATTGCCGGCGCTGGAGGACGTCAACTTCAGTGTTACCTTAACTCGTCTGTCCGGATCAATCGCCCGAGCCACTTCACCGTCAGGGCCAGACACGGATTTAATTCCCTCGCCCATCGGCTCAATCTCAATAAAATCATCTTCCGCAAAGCCGGTTATCTCCGTACCAGCAAAGATAAAATTCACTTTGTGCGGGCTATACGTTCTTGTAGACATTTACGAGCCCCCTTTCTTAAATATTGTCGTAGGTCAGCGCGCCTCTGATTTCTACCAAATGGATTGCTCCGGACGGGCGCGCTTTAAATGTCACGTCCTGCAGAAGGCGGTTTGCTTTGTCGTTGGCGCTAATGCTCGAAGAACGCGGCACGCTGACGGTAAAGCCGGGAATGGCCGTTCCGTCTTCGTCATACTCGGTCGGTGCCAAACCACCTCGACGCTGGGCTAAAAGCAGCGCCCCTCGGATCTCACTTTCGATAATCGCAATACCGCCGTCCGTATACGGCACTTTATTATCCAGCAGCCGCCGAAATACCCGAACCTTGATCTCTTCTTCTAGCCAATCACGGAACCGGATAATGTCGATCCACTCGCCGCCGGCCACTTTCCCGCCCTGAGTGATGACCACGTTTCGAAACGGTTCAAAGGTGTTGCCGTTTTTCTTTAGCGCCGCTTGGGCCTGTGTTTCATTCAGCTTATCGGTGGTTACTCCGGAAAGCCGTTGATTCGCCCAGGTTTCCTGTCCTGGCTCTAAAGCGAAGCTCTTCGCCATAATCGCCAGTTCCAGGAAGTCCGTTGCCGCGTCGGCGTGATAGAAGCAATACGTACGGAAGTAGTTGCCGTCTTTGAGTTTGGTCATGGTGTCGATCGTAACCGCCGCATCGATGGCGCCAGGCTCCGCAACGCAACAACCAAAGATTTTCTTTCGCGCCTCCGCCCAATCGGCAGTTGCCAAGATGTCCGCCTGCACCCGGGAGGTAATGGCAAAGCCGTACCAATCCGAGTCTTCGTTATTAATGGCAGTCAAATCATCGCCAACGGCCGCCACCGGATCCGCCTGGGTAATGCTCAAATACGCCGAAGGAGCTACCGCAAAGGCAGTACCCGGCGTCTTATTCGTCAGCGTCAGCACCCCGGCGTCCGCCGTAACCGTAACCGGCTGCGTGCTATCTGCAGCAATAAGAGTCTGCAGACCTGCGGCAATCGTCGTTGCTGTAGCTCCAGTGCTAGAAGTATAGGTGAACTTTGTCTTGCTCACAGTTCCATCAGTAGCCTTTTTAGAAAGCGTCACGCTATACTCAGCGTTATCTGCTACCGTGCCAGGTGTCAGTTTCACCACGTCCACCTGCCGCCGGCCTACTTTCACGGTTTTAGGAGCCGGAGTCTGCGAAAAGGCATCGGCCACAGCCTTATACAAAAGGTCAGTAGACTTAAAGCCAGCTTCTAGCATGCCGTCGGCACTGCTGAAAATATCAACTCGATTTAGGCTCAAGGCATGCGGCCCTGCAACTAAAATCGTGGAAAATCCCTCTTGGGTGATGCCTGCGGTCTGCAGGCTGATCGCCACGTTGACAATACGGTCAATATTGGCCAAGACTTATCCCTCCTCATACAAATTTACTATTTACTTTTACCTGTTCGATGGTCGAAGGAATTTCAACCGGAGCTGGATCCGCCGGCGGCAGGTATTCCGCTGCAATCGTCACGTCATGGATATACCCAGGAGTGTCGATCGTGCTAAGCATGATCCGCACATACAGGTCCAGCGCCGCCCGCTCTTCCCATGTAGTCCCGCTTAGCGCCCCCATTTCCTGTACAGCATCCACGTCAAACACGGCAAAACCTGCAGCCATGCATCTATCAACAACAGTCGGTTTTTGCAATGCTTGCGCAAGGTCTGTCAGTCCTGCCATCGCTCTATCTCCAAACCATTGAAGCGACAACGTCATTTCTCTTGGGCCAACTATCTCCACCTCGCCAGGCGTAGCCGTGCGGCGCTGCTCGTCCATACCCACTCTGCGCAAAGAAGAAAGCCGCATCGTTTGAACTGACCCCCAAAAGTTAGACCTTAAAAATCTAACTTTTGGGGGTCGGTTTTTTTGGCAAAATATAGTTTTGAATTTAAATTAAAAGTAGTTCAAGAGTATCTTAACGGCAAAGGTGGATATGTATTTTTAAGCAAAAAGTATAATATTCCTGCAATAAAAGATATCCAGAAATGGGTTGCAATATACAACAGATTGGGTGAAGATGGGTTATTGCGAAGCAGAAAAAATCAAACGTACTCTTTGGATTTTAAACTTCATGTAGTAGAGTTATATTTAACAACAGAAGTTTCTTATCAGGAATTAGCACTGCAATTGGGAATGAATACTCCCTCATTGATTGCTAAATGG